GTCCTTGACCTGCTTTGGCGTTAGCTTTGGCTGCATCTTTTCTTTGTTTACGGTTTTCGATAGCACGGTTAAGTCTGTCGATGTATGACTTTGGCAAAGAGGAAAATTCCTTCTTTGCTTCTGGTGACTTTGGTTGTTGTTTTTTCTTTGCCATATTAATCTTCTGTTTCGTCTTCTGTTTCTATTTCAGTTGAATCTGTCGAGTTATCTTCTTCTTCCTTTTCAATTTCCTTTCCGTCACCTATGCCAATCTTTTGAAGCTCTTGCCTATATTCCTCGTTTGTGATTTGCTGATCCTGTAAAAGTTTAGACAGGTAGTTGACCTTTGCCATCTTTGAGTCAGACAACATTTTTAAATCTTCATCGAATACTGGCAAATGGAAATAGTCGGCAATAATCGAACTCTTTGACGTGTCGATAAATTCAGAAGCGATACCCATTGCCCACTCATTAGCTTCTGGAATGATAGTGCGTATATAAAATCCTTTCTCCGCTTGCTTCTGATTTTCGTAAGTACTGCCTTGAGCGCGAACGAACATTTCAGGAGGCACACCGAGCGAGTCAATGATTTTATTAAAGCCCTCTAAGGTTTCCTCGTATAGTCCAAGGTTCTTTGGATTGTTAACCCCTGCCTGATTCCAAACCAATGGCATTGAAGTCACAATGGTTTGATGTTGGCCTTTCATTGTGCCATACTTTTTGAACGCTCTTTGAAATTTATCTACTTCATCTGGGTCAATAAATCCAGCGGTACCGATTCCGTCCTTGCCAGCATTAGTCCACGCCCCGTTTGCGCCTCGGTATTTTAGAATGATGCCCCGGCTCTCGTAGGCCATGCGGATGTTGTTTATCACACACGCCAAAGCAGATAATTTACTTTCACCATTCAATAGATTTTTGTCGGTAGCGTTTTCGATTACCGATCTGTTATCATTAAAGTGGATAACGTATTTACTGTCAATTTCCAAGTCAGGCTTATTGTCCTGTTTGATTTTGTATATTACTTCCGGCCTCTCCGCGTGGTAAAAGAACGGGACTGAATTGTCGTACTTAGATTTTACAATGTTTGCGGGGATGCTATACAAAGCCTTTACCCGATCTATTTTAGGATCGAACCCTATTGGCGTGGTCTTGTAGATGTACTCATTGCCAAAGGTTTCACGTAATACCTTAGTGTGAATTAGAAACTCTTTGCCCTGCTGAAACCAGTTAGGCTCTTGAAGCCTTTTGATTAGTGCCTGTCCTTCCGGTGTCTTGATCTCTTGCCCGTCTTTATCAACCTCTTTTAGTTTAAGGTTAGAAAAGGCTTTTGACTTTAAATTGATTGGAGCGTTTACTTCTGGGATTTCGCGATAGGCCTTAAGACAATCTACCTCATCAAACGTGTCAGTTTTACCATTGATAGCATAGAAATAGCTTCCCGCATACTTACGCACGGTGAGATTATTCCAAGTAGCAATAACCCTGTCAACTAATCCCATTTTAGGAATATCATGGTTTGGATGGGCTTTTAATTCCCAACAAAGTAAACTATTCCTAAAATGGGAAACAAATAAATGTTTGGGAATATTTACAGCCTATTGGAAAGGCATGTATATCTAACCGGATCCCAGATGTGATTGTGTGCGTCAATAGGGTTGTCAGTGCGAACCATTACCCCGTTAACCTTGGCCATTGCAATGCAGTACCCGGCTTGTTCTTTTCGCATTTCGGGGGTGTCGACTAAGTATAGTTTGTACTTTTTGATTATGGCTATCCCGTCTTTGATGCTGCCCGGGTAAACATTGGCTGCGAAGATGTTGAGCTTTTCGCGCCTTGCTGATGAGATGTAAAGCCTACCCCCTGACTCCCCTGACGGGTCTGCCCATGCGGTACCGTCTTTTAGGATAGGCTTTACCATGTTAATATAATCGTTAGGCGTTGGGGTAGGCTGGTAGGCCATGCACTGAATAAACATATCAGTCCCTTTGATTCCTACCTTAACCAGTGTCGATGGATCAACCGTGTACCCAAAGTCAGTACCCCAATAGATAAGCTCAATGTCTTTTGGAAATTCCTTTATCCATGTGACGTTAGGAAATATTATGCCCTCTTGTGCCATTCGTTCACCGAGTCCGTAGACCTTCCAATCGTAAAGGCTGGCGGTTCCTGCTTCATCGTTGCGCTTGCATCGATCTAATTCGGTCAACTGTTCCACGTGGAATAATCCCAAATTCTTTTTGGTATCGTATGCAATAGCCTTTTTGATGGCGGAGAACTTAACTGCCTCGTCCTCGCTGCCGGATCCAAACTTTAAAGCAATGGCCGACATACTGACGGGCTGGTAACCCTCTATTTTGATACGTTCGTTTGGGCTTATGAAGTGATTGTCCTTGTACGTGGTCTTTAAAAACGCCACGTCAGGACGGGTAACCGTTGAATCGTAAATGTCATGGTTGGCAAATTTAGGGTTGTAATCCATCCACCAGAACTTCCTACACCTCATTTCGGCCTGATTCCTTACACCCTTGGAAATGTCTAAGGCTTCGTTAAAATAAAGGTAGTCGCAGCTTACCCCGTGTTGGGCACTTTCCGAATCGGCTCCTATCAGGTTTATCTTGCTGCCAAATAGCTTGAATGACTTTACCTCCTGCCGGTTGGCAAATGGTGAGTCTATGCCATACATTGGTAACCGCCTGTTAAAATCATCGTAAAGCGTTGTTTTGAAGGATACATAGGTTTCCTTCATTATGTTGATCGTTACGTTGGTTTCAACCTTTGATGTGATGTAGACGATGAAGTCTAGGCTACTCCATGTCTTAGCCGATCGGCTTGAACCCTCCAGTACGGCACCCGATTTAATACCGCGTTCAGCGCAATGTCGTTTGTATTCCTCGAAAGCCGCATCCTTTTGTAGCGGATGGGATTGGTCGTAAATCTTGATTAGTTCGTTACGCTCGGTGGCGCGAAGGTGCTGGCATAGAAAGCGGAGGTTTGGGTTGATTACTTTGGCCATTCATCCTTACTCCGTTTTATCCAATTCATCCGGAAACATTTCACCAACTACCTTTCTATTGTCGTTTAGGTTAACGTCAGACTGTTCTTTAAGCCCTTCTAGTCTGGCTGCTATGTTCTGGTTGTACACCCCGGCTAATGCCCCTGTAATCACATCCGCGCTACATTGACGCTTAATCACGCGTATGACGGGCAAATAATCGCTATAAGCCTCATTGGTATTCTGCTCATAATGTTGCAATCCGGTTAAAATACCTTGTTCAGTGAGCCATCCTTCAAACCCTATCCATGTTATTGGGCGTTCCCTTTTCTTCCAGACTTCTTCAGCATCCTTTCCTACATAGTCGTGCCATTTGTACGGGTTAGCCTTTGCCCATTCTTTGAACTGGTTAAATAGCTCAAGTAGCTTTTCTGGTGTTTCTATGGCTTTAGTTCCTAATGGTCTACCAGCCATCACCATTTCCCTACCGGGCAGTTAGCTTGTTTAACCCTTAGTTTGGCCTGACGAAGGCAGCCACATTTTCCGCATGTTCCGTTAGAGTTCATCATTGGGCATTGTTGGCAGATTGCTTCGCGATGTTGGTAAAGTTCTTCATTTTCGCCTAAAATAAGGTTAGCATACCCCTCCGCTATCTGGCCTATTTTGCTCAATTCTCGTTATTAAGTTTGGCCTTTATTCCATTCATTGACACCCCGGTGCGCTTGATTTTTCGGTAAATGAAAAGGCTATCAACATCAAACATTCCGTAAATTATCCACATCAAAGCTAGTTTTTGCCTTACCTTTTCCATGTTTAAATCAAAGAGGCCAACCTAGCGCAGAAGTCAGCCCCTTTCTAAGTGATCGATTCATTACCTTAGATTGCCGTAATTGTGGCATGCAGTACAAAGGTAGCAAATTTACCAAATTAGCCAAATACCAGAACAACACAAAACGAACTTTACAGCCCACCACGCGTCAGAGTTGAAACGGTCAAGTATGGCTATCGTGCCTGAGTAGTTCCAAGCCCGGCCGCGCATGAGGTTCAGTGCCACATCGAACGGGAACCAGAACGCAAGTCCGCAGCCGATGCAATAAACAACCGTGGTTACAGGCAACACTAACTCCCTGCCAAAAATGACCACGGTTGAAAGCTCTAGGTCAAACTTAAAGAAAGCGATAAAGATTACCACAAGCGCGCGCAACGCCCATCCGCGGGCGTGATTGGGTGTTTGTTTTAGGCGTTCGATCACGTACCAGTTACGGGCAAGCTCGAAGAATAGTAGTATTAGGAAAGGTATCATTCCGGTAGGGTTTGGGTTGTTCGCTCTATTTCGCCCGTCAAGTCATGATAGGTTGAAATCAGCTTGTCTAGTTGCTTGATCGCTTTTATTGCTTTTCTGGTTGCCTCTGTAAGTCTGACAATCTCCTGAGCGTTGGCCTGAATGCTGGCTTGAAGCTCGTCTCTTTTAATTTGTAAGTCCATAGGTTTATTTGTTTATAATTTTCTGGTTATGAATATTTTGCAGCCATTCTTTGAACTGTTTGCGGTCCCCGTATTTTTCATGGCAGGATCGACAAAGAAGCATTAAGTTTTCGATCACGTCTTTTCCCTTAGTGCCTCCCATCTTTCGGCTGTCTATGTGGTGGATGTCCACGCCTTTAGCTCCGCATACCTCGCATGGCATAAACTCGCTGCCGTCATAGCCGAACGCTTTAAGGTATATTCTAGTGTGGGGTTTCATTTTGTCAATTACGTTGTTTCCATTATTTGCTCGATCTTTGCCCAGTAGTCCGAGGTCTTAATGTAGCCGTGAGCGTTGACCGTGATACCTCTACTTTTGTACCACTTTTCGCGCTGAAGCTTATAACAGGCTGTTTTGATCTCCTCGTCAGTTAGTTTTATAGCGCTTATTTCAGCCTCTTGTCTTGCTTTAATTATTTCATAATCGTTAGAAGCTGCCGTGTTAAAGTCTCCTTCGTTGTTAGATAAAGCCATGTTCGGTCGGGTTAAGTAGTCCATTATTTCATTTCGATTCTTGATACTTCACCAGTTTCGCTATTCACTATTTTTGTTTCCAAAATATCATTTTTTCCATCATCTACCCAGATAAAATGACTTTTGGCAATTTCCCAATTAGTTTTGTCTTTGTAATCGGGAAACTGATC